TGTGCTTCAAATGTTGCCATAAAGTCTTTCTCTCATCTCTTTTGCATTTTGATCCATGCTTTGTGCGGATATTTCTACATCTGTACGTTTACCCATATCAGACATCATATACATATTAGTAGTAAATATACTTTCTGAAGCTTTTTTACCGCACTTTTTGCAATAAAACCACCCTTCATTATTAGGGTGATTACAATGTATACATTTCTTTTTCATAATATTCCTTTTATAGTTTTGGGGAGGAACTTTTATTGAACCTCCCCACAGTACTATAAACTGTTATCCTTATGTATTCGGATTTTTAACCTGCCGCAGTAGCAAATGGTGTTTCAGATGCGTCTTTGCATAGACCATGAACATACCATCTTGCACCATCTGTGAAGACAGAAAACATGTCACCCGGGCTAGCATTAGCAGTACAAGCAATGTAATCATCATTATCTACAGCATAATCACCAGCACCACCATCTACGGTGTCACCAATTAATCCTACGATATCATTTCCTGAGCCAAAGTCAATATTAACTTTTTGACCCATTCCCTGATCTGATCCGTCAGTATCTTCTGTTAAGACAATTTTGCAATTCCAACCAGAACTGATACTTGACAAAGCAGGTAGATCCACCTCTGTTGTTGCAGTGGGGTTAACCATGATTATTGAACCACTATCAGCATCTGTTAATGTAATATCAGCAGTTACTTTTTTGATTTTTAAATCAAAGTTTGATACACCACTGTTACTATTTAAGTAATCACTTCTCATTTTACACTCCTTCTAGGTTGTATAATGCGTGAGACTCGGAAAGAGTAACTTCTAGACCTGCTTCAGTTAAGATCATGTCTTTTCTTAGATCTTCATCAGCAGACTGTACGTTAGTCATTACTTGTGTATCACGATTAATACCGTTACCAATTAAAGGTCTGTAAGCTAATTGACTCATATCAGCCATTAACATAAAGCCAGAAGCAATACCTCTGAATAGAGGTTCTTTAACTAGGTTTAGTCTTCCATGAATTGTATCAATTACCATTATACTATGACCAAAAGCACCTTGTCTTTCAGACATATTATAACGAGCAAGAGATGCACCAGTGTTAACATCGGTTGTAGCACCAGACTGTAAAGACTGATTTAGGAAAGCATCTGCACCTAACTTGTTAAAGAATGTAATTACTGGTAGTGAGCAAAGCACTAACTTATCAGAAGCACCACCACGAGCCGGATCAAAAATTACTTCAAGATCACTAAGTAATCTATCGTAAGTCATCTCAGACTGTGCTACAGTTCTATGATAAGCACTTCCAGAAGAATAGCTGAAAGCCGCATCGTTTGCAACAGGATTAACATTTTTTACAATGTGTCCTACTAGACCTTCAGAGTACTGAATGCCACCAACACGAGCTTTTTGACCGAAGAGCATAGCTCTTTCAATGTCAATCTTATGCTCCCTGAGCTTAGTAGCCCAGATACGACTCCACTCATCGGGATAACCACGATAGCGTGTAGCGTATGCTGTGTTTGTCATTTCAGCCGCTGTTTTAAAGATCTGAGTATAGCCAAATCCATCTTCAATTTCACTTGAAAAAACGTCTGGAGAACCAGAACCTTCTTCGTATGAAGTTCCAATAATTTGTGCTGGGTCATTGTCTTCTAAAACATTATAACCTGAAACTCCTGAATTAGATACGTCAATAATCTTTCCTGTGAAAGTAGACGAACTTGATCCATGAGTAATACCTGAATCTACTCTTACCAATGCTTGACCATAGCCATTTGTATCATCAGAGTCTGGTGTTGCATTACCTACGGTATTTACTGCAAAAACCATTCCCTTAACCAAATATTCAACAGCCGCTCCACCCGCAGTATCTACAGTAAATGAATACGAAGAACCTGCTGATACAGCAGAACCACCATTGACATCAGCCGCTAACAGAAAAGAACGATCTGTAAAGCTGATTTTATTTCGGTTTTCTAGATAGCGGAAGACTGGGTCATCGGTAGGTGCTTTAGAAACCCTATTTAGATAGACGAAGAATGGTGACTCTTCAGGAGTCAATTCGGCAACTCTGTCACCGAAATTAAAAATTCGTCTTCTATCGGGTCTTTGCCCTACACTAGCATCAGAAGTAGTAGCTGTAATATCGCTGGATTTTAACGATCCAGTATTATATGATATTGCCATTTATATACCTCTTAGTATGTGTTTATTATTATGGTAAAGCCGCTCCACTACCAGAACCCATGATGTTATCAAATACTTTGTCCGAATCAGTCTTTGGAGACTGAGGAGCTTGTCCTTGAAGTACACCAGCAGTTCTGGGTGCTTGTTTAGCCGCATTTACCGCTTCCATTGTATCGTTGTTCGCAACAGAAGTACCGCTTTGCATCTGCCAGAGCTTTACTAAGTTATTTAAACCTACTCGCTCCTTTGGTTGGGTAGTGAACTGCAAGAAGTCTTGGATGTCATTATCTGACAACTTATATGTTCCTCGTAATTCATTTACCGTATTTTGCATTTGCATCTCAGCCTGCATCTGTTGCTGTTGCTGGGCTAACCTTTCAGATACCAACTGATCAACTTTGCTATTAATCTTTTGATTAACATACTTACCTGATTCAGAGTTATCATTTGTAAAGGCATCCCAAGGATTGAAGTCATCAACAGCGGGAGCTACTTCTTGAGTGCTCTGGTTTTGACCTTGTGGGTTAGCTATACCGTCTTCAAGAGTTTTTACAAGATCAGGTCTTTGCTCTAGTAATTGAAGTAGTTGAGCACCTTGTTGCAACTTTGCATTTTCGGCTTGAGCACGATCATACATAGATTGAAACTTCTTTGCTTCTGCTTCGTAATCTACAGCAGGGGCTTGTTCTTGAAACTCCTGTTGAGTTGTATCCACCTCTTCTTGGATGGGTTGTTCATCTTGAATAGATTGTTCATTGACGATATCTTCCACGAAGGCTTCATTACCGCCTTGTATTCCGCTTTCGATACTTGTTTCCTGTTGTTCTAATGTAGACATATATTCTCCTTAGATGTCTCGTTAGGCTTTTGGAGTGGAACTAACTTCTCTCTGAACATCTTTCAGATTACCAGCTAATTTCTCCACCTCGAGCTTCACCTCGTTTTCTAGTTTGCTACGTTGTACCCTTCTATCAGCTTTAGATTCAGAATTGATTTCGTTAAGTCTAGATTTAAACTTCTCGACCTCAACTCTTTTTCTATCACTAACAGACTCTCTTTGGGCTGTCTGCAAGTCACCTTGCAAATTCTTTATCTGTTCTTGCATAGCCTGCATTTGTTGTTGCATTAATTGCTTCTCTTCAGTTCTACGCATTACACCTTCCTTATCAAATATTTCTGGGTTCTTTTTAAGAACTTCATAACGATCC